GCAATAAACAATATACTGAACTCTGGTATGATAACAGAAACACAAAGTGTGGTTGTTCGCCACTACTTGAAATATAAAGGTATTAGTAAAATAAATGAAAGTACAGTACGTTTAATTAATAAAGAACAGAAGTTAATTTCCGAAGGCAAATTGAATGAAGGGTTTACGGATTTTATTAAAACATCATGGGATTAAGCAGACGATAAAGTAACTGATGTTGGTGTTAAAGTTAAAGACGCTTTTGTAAAAGGCTGGGAAGGTGTTAAAACAATTTGGGAAAACTTCTCAGATATGATTAAAGAATTAGTAGAAAAAGTAAAAGCAGCGTTTAATAAAATGATAAACTTTATAAAAACTAAGGTTGTGGAAGTTGGTGATAAACTCAAAGGTACAATGGATGCGGCTTGGTTTAAAGTTTTTAAAGAAAAGCATCCACATAAACATGAAGACGCAAAAAAAGATTTTGAAGATGTTAGATCTGTACATGACCACTTAATGACGTATTTTAATCAAAAATTAGTTGGTGGTGGTTTATTTGAAAAAAGAACATTAGCGGGTGATTTTACACCAACTGATACAAAGGGTATTTCTGATGATGAAGTAGAAAAATCAATGGAAGATATTGCTGAAGCGTATAAATCTATATTTTCAAACAAACAATACATCAGAGAACTTTTTACATTAAATGAAGCAGATTTAACAAATGTACTTATAAAGAATCCAATGGGAAGAAAAGTTGCTGACTATGTTATTCTTGGTATAAAAGCAATATTTCACCCATTAACTACTTTAATTGAAGTTGTATCTGAACAGGCTGCAGAAAAACTATTACCAGTTTCTTCCAAAGTATCTGCTAAGTTAGGTGGGCCTGGACCATTTACATTTCCAATATTATCGTATATAGTCTTGGAATCGTATCAAATTTGGGCATACGGTATAAAAGGTACATTTTCATTTGAAACTGTATTTGACATCGTAAAACCGTTTCTAACTCCGTTTGGTGACGCGTTAATGACTGTTGTACAAATAGCACACGCAGTTGTTTTAGCATGGGCTATAATTGCTGTAATGCAACATATACGTTCTTTTTATGATGAGCAATTCGGTAAAGACAATGTTTCCGATAGTTATTTACCAAAAGGTGAATTCAAAATTCTTAATGGAAATTTGGTGTACATACGATGAAAAAATCAAATCATATAAAATTGAAAGATATACTTGATGAAACTTCAGTAGTTAAAGAATTTTCACTTGATCCATTAGAAATCACAGCGGTTGCACTTTCAGCGCCTGATGTTGCTAGAGTTGCCGCTGACGGTATAGACTTTATTTCAAAAGAAATTGGTACGGGTGATAAAACTAAAACAGCAGAATTACTGAGAACGGGTGCAGATAAATTACATCAATTTTATATAAATGATATTATGAGAATGTTGAACGTTGGTGTACCTGGCTTTAAAAAAGTTCCGATGGACAAAAAACAAAAAATAGCTAATTCAGTATTCGCTGTTATAATAACTTCAATTGGATTTCATGTAACAATGGATGCTCCAGGTTTATTTGCTGCATTCATGCGATTAAAGCATATTTGGTGGGACAGTAATATTCGAGAAAAAATAAAAAATATTTTATATTCTATCAAGTTTGGAAACCTCGGTGCTTTCTTTAAAAAAGAACTTGATACAATATTTTCTCAGAATTAATCTATGAAATTAAATTTTATAAAGGTAACGAAATCGTTACCTTTTTTTATGCTTATTTCTATTTATTGGAAATGGAACTTAACATTCAATATATAGACCTTTTAAAGATTATACTGCCAAGTGTAGCAACTCTCCTTGGTGTAGTACTGTCTTGGTACTTAAAATATAAGTACGGTGAATATAAACAAAAAAAAATTGACCGTGAACTCTCACATTCCAAATTAATTCAAACAATATTAGACCAGTTATTGGTTGAGTATAAATGTCAACGAGCATTTATATTTCAACGGCACAACGGTGGACGCTACCAAACTGGTAAATCTATGACTAAATTATCTACATCTTTTGAAGCATTGGAAGAAGGTGTTAGTACTGAAGTTAGTAGATACCAAAACTTACCAATATCATTATATACAAATTTTGTGGAGGACGTACTTGGACATAAAGCTGTTTATGCATCCGTAGAAGATATTTCAGATTTAATAACAAAGGCCTTTTTTACACAGAGAGGTTCAAAATCCGCAGTTGTATATCCAATTAGAAAACATAATGAGCTTATTGCTTTAGTTGGGTTTGAATGGACACATAAGTCAGAGAAAATAGATAACCTTTTATTGAAAATAGAAGAAGACTTAAATACAACTAGCGAAACTCTCTCCAAATTATTATAGGAGTTGATATGGATTTAACCCATAACGAAATGAATGAAAATGAAAATGTTGTTGGATTAAATGGTTCTAGTATAAAGAAAGGAAGAAAAACGATAAAAAATAAAATAGGGTTTCATTTATCATTAAACGAAGAACAAAAAAATATTAAATCAGAAGCATTAATAGATACCGTTTCTGTTTTTTTAGGAAAAGCAGGCTCTGGTAAAACCTTATTAGCAACTCAAATTGCATTGGAATGTCTTTATTATAAAGAAGTTGATAGAATTATAATTACAAGACCAACCGTATCAAACGAAGATCTTGGATTCTTACCTGGAAATATAAAAGAAAAAATGGATCCATGGTTATCCCCTATTCATGCAAACATGGCGATGTTATCCGGCAAAGAAAAAGTTGACAAATTAATACAAGAAGATAAAATTGAAATCGCACCTATAAGTTTTCTACGCGGTAGAACATTTGTTAAGTCTTGTGTAATTGTGGATGAGTGCCAGAATGTAACTAAAGTACAATTAGAGATGATTCTTTCAAGACTTGGGGTTAATTCAAAAATGATTCTAACAGGTGATTCTGCACAAATTGATCTTAAAAATAAGAAAGATTCTGGATTACCATATTTATATAATATGAAAGACAGAATTAAAGGATTGGGGGTTTATGAATTGTTAACTAACCACCGCCATCCAATTGTTGATAGTATATTACAATATTTTGATGAAACAAAAACTGAGAAGTAAATGACAGACATTCCAATTTGGCCAGGTAGTTCATCGTTCGCAACTGGTAGTACACCATTTGGATATTTTGATTCTGAGGCATCTTTTCAATTAGATGCAGACAAAGTAGCGAATTGGTGTGCTAAAAGACTCGGTTATCCATTGGTTGATGTGGAATTACAATCGGTAAATTTTTATGCTTGTTTTGAAGAAGCAATAGCTGAATATTCAAATCATGTTAATCAGTATAACATTCAGCAGAATTTGTTAAGTATCATGGGTTCACCTACTGCATCTAATCTAACTCATAGAAACATTTCAGCAAATATGGGTGGTCTTATACAGTTAGGAACTGAGTATGGAAGTGAAACATTTACTAATGGTAATGTGAAGTTTTATTCTGCTTCTATTGATTGTGTGACCGGTGTACAACGATATAATTTAGACAAACTTATTCGTGATATAAAAGCACCAACACAAAATATAGAAATTAAAAGAGTTCATCACTATGCACCACCAGCTTCCATGCGTTTCTATGATCCTTATTTAGGTAATCAAGCGATGTTAGATACATTCGGATTTGGTGCTTATTCAACTGGTGTTTCTTTTACGTTAATGCCTATGTATGCGGATTTATTGCGGGTTCAAGCTATTGAGTTTAACGATATGATGCGAAAATCTGCATTTACATTTGAATTGATAAATAATGAGTTAAAGGTGTTTCCGTTACCAGTAAGAGACTTTAAACTTTGGATTGAATATATTATAAAAGAAGAGCGTTCAAATCCATTAAAATATCCAAATGGAACTGTTTCTGATATTTCAAACGCTCCATATAGTTTAATGAAGTATTCTCATATAAATTCTCCTGGAACGCGGTGGATATTTAACTTTACACTTGCATTGGTAAAAGAAATGTTGGGTTATGTTCGTGGTAAGTATGGAAATATACCAATACCAAACGGTGAAACAACATTAAACTCTGCAGATTTACTATCTGCTGCAACATCTGAAAAACAAGCACTTGTAACGAAACTTCGCACTATGTTAGAAAACATGACACGCGCAAAACTATTAGAGGCTAAAAGAGCAGAAACAGAACACTTGAATGTTAGTTTGAATGGTACTCCACTTTCAATTTATATAGGATAAATAAATGCCATTATTTCACGGAACACGAGATGCTGGTCTTGTACATAAATTCAATATGGAATTAATTGCAGATATTATAGATACGGAAGTTGCGGTATATAAACTTTCATTAGAAGATACAAAGACAAATATGTACAATGAATCTGATAAGAAGGTTTACTTTAGTCCTGTAAAAGTTTCTGCTTTAATAAATCGTCAACCTCAAGCATATGAGGGAACTGAGTTTGGGCAAGATTATAATCAAGCATGTGATTTTGGTTTTATTCGTGAATTATTAAAAGACGTTGAAATATTTGTTGAAGTCGGTGATGTTATTGAATATAACGGTGAATGGTGGGAGGTTGACTCTGTACAAGAGAATCAGTATTTTGGTGGTAAGAATCCCGATTATGCTTTCTCTGGCGATAAGTGGGGACATAATGTTTCCATTATTGCTACAACTCACTTAACAAGACGTTCAAGAATCCACATAGAAGAATTCAGACCAAGTATAGAAAATAATTTGAATGATTTACCGAGCAACATATAATGCAAAATTCTTCCAAATATAGAAAACCACCATTAAAACGAACTCGTGATAGTTTCATAGATGACAAAAATTCGGTGGAAAATCCAAGGATAGATTTTGGACAGGCTCGTAGTACACAAATACGTAGAGATAAGGATAAAGTAAGAAATCTTGGTGTTACATTATATGATGTAGATTTTGCAATAAAATCATTCATAGACCAAAGCATGAAATTGAAAGTTGAAGACAATGGTGAACTTATACAAGTTCCAACGATATATGCTAATTCAGAAAAATGGGCTTCAATTCAAAAAGATGGATTTCTAAAAGATAAAAAAGGAAAAACAATAGTTCCACTAATAACGTTTAGACGTTCAAACGTTACAATAAAAAATGAACTGAAGCGCAATAAAGTTGCTTCTATAAATCAAGGTATGGCTTATATTACACGTCAAAAATATAATACATCCACACCATATGATAAGTTTTCTGCAATGTATGAGAAAAAAAGACCAAGTGAATACTTCTTAACTCCAATTCCAGATTATGTAGATATAAGTTATGATTTTATAGTATGGTGTGAATATCAAAATCAATTGAATTTTTTGATAGAAAACTTTATTTATTTCTCTGGCAGATCTTTTGGTGATAAAAACTTTTTTAAATTTTCTACTAATATGGATAGTATTTCAATAGAAGACAGTAATACAACAGGGCAAGACCGTGTAGTTAGAGCTTCATTCTCAATTATAGCCCATGCTTATTTAATACCAAAAGAAATAGCAAATCAAGCATCGATGCAACGAACCGTTACTGCAAATAAATTATCTTTTGGATTTGAAACAATTGGTTCACTTTCTGAATTATATAATAACAGTTCCATAGATAGATTAACGGATGAGGGTAGAATTGGTGGTGCGGTAGGTGGACCAGGTGGTAGAGATATTGGAATCAGAGACGGTAAGTCTAATTTTAGAAAGTTAAATCAGAAAGGCGATGAAGCAAATCTTGCTTATTATAGAAGAAAAGCACAAGAGTTTATTGATGTATCAGAAAATAATGCACCTGGAATATATCCAAAAGAAAATGATTTTACAGATAAATAATTGATATTTATATATGTTATATTTTTAATTTTTAAAAGAGGTTGTTATGGCAGAGAATGTTGTTGAACAAACAAATGAAAAGGAATTTTCTCAAGAGGATATTTCTTCGGTAAAAGACTTACAAACTGGTTATGCAAGAGTTGCTGCCCAAATTGGTCAAACCGAAATTGAATTGCATTTATTAAAGCAAAGATTAGAAAAATTCACAGAGTTTAGGGGTAGACTATTTGAGGAGTATGCTAAACTACAAATACAAGAACAAGAACTAATTGATTCTTTAAATTCAAAGTATGGTGATGGTGTTTTGGATTTAGATTCTGGTAAATTTATTCCAACTAAATCTTAATTTGGTTTTTTTGTTTTATATTTATGTTAAGACTTAATTCTATAATTTTTTGGAGATAATAGTGGCTAATGAGAGAATTGTAAGTCCTGGTGTTTTTACCAACGAAAATGACCTATCTTTCCTTCAACAAGGAATTGGTCAAATTGGTGCTGCACTCATCGGACCAACTTTGAAGGGACCCGCGTTCGTCCCAACACTTGTTCAAGGATACAGCGATTTTGTAACAAAATTTGGCGGTACTTACGAACAATCATATTTACCATACACAGCAAAAAACTACTTAAATAATGCAGGTAGTGCTACAATTGTTCGTGTACTTGGTTCTGGTGGATATTCACTTAAACACCCAATCGCTCTTGTAGCAAGTGGTTCTGGACAAGGTAGGAAAGTAATATCCTTTTTACATCCAACGTTTGTTGTAACAAGTGGTGATTCTACTTCATTGTTTGCAAATTCAAAAATAACTTCAGGTGGAACTGGTTCTTTCGTTTTAACTGTTTCTGTTGGCTTTACAACAGATCAATCAACATTTACAAACGCAACAAGCGAACACGGAACCCCTTTCAGTTCTTCTATTAATCCAGAAGATAGTTCATATATCGGTGACTTATATGGTTATAATCCTTATGGGACACACGCAGTTTACAATTACGTAAACTTCAAAAAACAAGCATCTGCTTCTTTAGCAGCAGATACAAATGTTGTTATTTCCATTGAAACTGGTTCTGCTGGTTCTCCATGGGACTTTACGGATGATTATTTAGAAGCGTCTACTCCTTGGGTTACTTCACAAAAAATTGGTGCTACAAAAAGTGACTTGTTTAAATTCCAGACTTTATCACATGGTATTCATGCTAACTATGAAACTAAAGTTGGTATTTCAAACATTCGTCCTGCTGGTACAATTGCAGGTTCTGAATATGGTGATTTCGATGTTATCGTTAGATTCGTTGATCAATCTAAATTACCACAGACACCATTCAATTCACAAGACGAAGATATTCGTCCAACAATAGTTGAACAATTCAAGTGTAATCTTGATCCAAATTCTCCTAAATATATTGCAAGAGTTATTGGTGATAGATACATTACAGTTGATGATGACGGTAAAGTTATTGTAAACGGTGATTATTCTAATAAATCAAAATATAGTCGTGTAGAAACAACAGAAGCAGTAGCAAACGGTGCAGTTTCTCCAAACTTAGTACCATTCGGTTTCCGTGCTCCTGTTACTCCAATTCCACGTGCATTCACTCAACCTCCTGCTTGCTCTTATGTATCTGACCAAGTTTCTGGTGGTTCATATAACAGAAGAGTGTTCTGGGGATTCTCCTATGATTTCGCTAACACAGATAACTTTAACTACTTACGTCCATTACCAATTGCAGCAAACCAATCAACTGGCTCTAATGTAGATTTCTACTTAGGTGACTATTCTCAAAATGCTGCAGCTAATTTCCCATCATCTGCAACAGCGTATGCAGGATATATTGACTTAACTACAAATACTGCTCTTGATTCACGTAAATTTATGTTACCTTTTCAAGGCGGATTCGATGGTCATAAACCAAACTTACAGAAGAAATTGGGTTCTTATATATTAGCAGGTAATACACAAGGCTTTGATATTTCATCAAACTCTTCAGCTGGTTATACGTCTTATAAGAAAGCAATTGACGCTATTTCTAATGCAGATGAATTTGATATTAACTTGGTTGTAACACCTGGTATTCTTCATTCAGTTCACTCTGCTATTACAACACACGTGATTGATGTTTGTGAAGATCGTGGTGATTGTTTCTTTGTAATGGATAACTCACAAATTTCCGATAACATTGCAACAGCGGTATCTGCACTTGAAGGTTTAGATACAAACTATGCAGCAACATATTATCCTTGGGTTAAAATTCTTGATTTCGATAGAAACAAACCAATCTGGGTTCCACCTTCAGTAGTTCTTCCTGGCGTAATAGCATTCAATGACCGTGTGTCTGCTGAATGGTTTGCTCCAGCAGGTTTGAATCGTGGTGGTTTAACAGAAGTTGTTGAAGTTAAATCAAGATTAACACACGCAGAACGTGATTCATTGTATGAAGGTCGTATTAATCCTATTGCAGTATTCCCATCAACTGGTGTATGTGTATGGGGGCAAAAGACACTTCAAGGTCGTCCATCTGCTCTTGACCGTATTAATGTTCGTCGTTTGTTAATTGCAACTAAGAAGTACATTGCTTCTTCTACAAGATACTTAGTGTTTGAACAAAACACTTCACAAACAAGAACTCGCTTCTTGAACATCGTGAATCCATATCTTGAGTCAATACAACAACGTCAAGGTTTATACGCATTCCGTGTTATCATGGATGAAAGCAACAACACACCTGATATTATAGATCGTAACATATTGTACGGACAATTGTTCTTACAACCTGCAAAAACTGCTGAATTCATTATTCTTGATTTCAACATTCAATCAACAGGTGCTGCGTTTCCAGGTGCTTAATTAAATTAAAAATGGGAAGATGAAATACTCTTCCCACTTTTTTGAAATTGATATATTTATACTTAAAAGGATATTTTAAAATTGGAGATATAAATGGCTGAATTACTTGACCCCACGGAAATATTTTTTACCCCGTTTGAGCCGAAGTTACAAAATAGATTTATTTTGTACATCGAGGGTGTTCCTGCTTATTTAGTGAAAGGTGCTGGCAGACCTAACATTAGCTTTAACCCTATCACGCTCGATCACATTAATATTAAACGTAAAGTAAAAGGTAAGGGCGAATGGCAAGATATTTCTATTAAATTATACGATCCAATCGTTCCTTCTGCTGCACAAGCGGTAATGGAATGGGTTCGTTTATCACACGAATCTGTAACTGGTCGTGATGGTTATTCTGACTTCTACAAGAAAGATTTAACACTTCATGTACTTGGTCCAGTTGGTGATAAGATTGAAGAATGGACTATTAAAGGTGCATTTATCACCGCTACTACATTTGGTGATATGGATTGGGCAAACGACGCATTTGTTGAGATTTCTCTAACATTAGCATACGATTACGCTATCCTTCAATACTAATTTAGTATTAGAACTAAAAGAAATTACCCCATACTTATTAATAGAAATATTAGTAAATATGGGGATTTTTTATCAAACACTTTTGTAGTTTACATAAAGACTCCATTGTAACCATTGTATATTATGGAAGCAATACACCATTCATCCGACGTTTACAAGAACTCGGATTAATTATTGGTACAACCTTTACTGTTATTAGAAAAGCACCTTTTGGTGGACCAACTGAAATTCAGTATGGTTATACGAGATTGGCAATTAGACCAGACCCAAAAGTAGATATTATTATGGTTGACGAAGAATGGTAGTTTTTCTAAGTTAATCATATTTATAAGTGTATAAAAATTGTTTTATTATGAATTGTTATAGGATTAGTTATGACTAAAATTCCAACCGGCTATGATGTTGGTCAACGAGAAATTACTTCTGACGCTGACATTAAAGCCCACTTACTATCTGAGCATAAAGTTTCAGATGTTAAACGTACAAACTTTCCAACTGAAATTATCCCATTACCTTCAAAAGGTCTTATATATCCATTAGGTCATCCACTTGAAAGTGGCGTGATTGAAATGAAGTATATGACTGCAAGGGAAGAAGATATTTTAACATCACAAAACCTTATTAAACAAGGCGTTGTGTTAGACAAATTGTTTGAGTCTTTGATTGTTACTCCTGTTAATTATAATGATTTATATATGGGTGACAAGAACGCAATTATGGTTGCAGCGAGAATATTGGGTTACGGTAAAGATTATCAAGTCGAAGTTGATGATTCATTTTCTCCTGGAACAAAACAAAAAATAACAATAGATTTAACTCAAATTGAGCACAAGGAGGTCGATTACAGCTTATTTGAGAGGAGAGTAAACGAATTTGATTACGCACTAACTAATTCAAACAGAGTAGTAACATTTCGTTTAATGCCTCATGCTTTGGAAAAGACATCCAAGCAGAATTAAAAACACAGAACAAGACATTAGTAAGAACTG